GAGGGCCGACACCGAGTTCTTCGGCACCGTTCATCTGGCTGGCGCGATCGAGTTCGTCGAGGCGCCGGTTGTTCTCGGCTGCAATCAGTTCGTTTGGGAAACTCATCAGCAGCCATTCCAACGTCTTAAGCTCGCCACGGATCACCGAATCATCCCGATCATCGTTCGCTCGTTCGGAGGGGTGGAGGATCAGGCTCTTCATCCGTTGCCGAAAGCGGTTCTCGATCGCAGGCTTAACGACTTCGTTCCAGCCCGCCGTCGAGAACATCATCCGGATCTTGTCTACCTGGTCAGAATCGAGCATCAGGCCCCCTGGGGCTGGCCCGTCAGGCCACCCATCTGCCCCGTAGGCTGGTTGTTCATGAGCGCAGCCAGTACCTCTGGGTTCAGCTGCTCTAAGCCCTGTGCGGCCGTCCCCGCCACTGCCATAGGGTTCTGGCCACTATCCTGGGCGAGCTGGTTGATCATCGGGACCTGGGAGACGAGCAGCTCCTCGACGTTCTTGAAGTCGAACAGCTCGAACATCTGCCGCGCAAAGGCGCTCCAGTTGACCATCTTGACCAAGACGGGGTTGGCGCTCATCATCTGGAGCAGGCTCACTAAGTTCTGCTGCCGGATGGACTTACCGATCATCTGGCTCGCACCGACTGCTCTCGCTCGGTAGTCTGGGACCATGTCGTCGAAGTCGATCTCGACGTTCTCTTGAGGATAGGGCAACCCGGTGATCGGGTTGATCGTGGCGATGCTCCCGAGAATCTTCTGCTCGTAGGGCATGGTCAGGAATTGTCGGTCGAGGTTCCGGAACGCATTAGCGAGGGGTTCGATGAAGCCTTCCTCGGCTATGCGGGCCTCCAGCATGAGTCTCGTGAGGACGTTCTCCTGGCGCCCCATGAACCCACGAGCGGTCTCGCGATCGTTCTGGGTCAGGCCCATCACGATGTCGTTGATTCCGGCCCCCAGCTGCATGAACTGCCACAGCTGCCCAATTTCTTGATAGGCTCCTGCGAGCCCTTGCATGTTGTGCTGGAGCGGGCGGATGTTGGAGTCGTCTGCGGGGCCACTGACGAGGATGATCTTGCCCGCGCGGCTGAACATGTTCTGGCTGTTCAAGTTAGCCGTATCGCTGACGACATACTGCGGGTCAATCAGCAGATCCAGAGCATCGAGCTTCTGGTTAGCGATCCGGTTCGCCGCCTGCTGCATCTTCTCGGCGACCTCGACCTTCCCCGGAGCAAAGAAGCTGTGGGGATCGGGCATAGGACTGTACGAGAGAAACGGCTTCTGGGCATCCCAGAATGGCTCCTCGCGGTTCTTCAGCACCACTCTGCCATTAGCCACCGCAATGCAGCGGGCTCTGATCCCACTGGTCGCGAACTCGTCCGGGACCAGCCCGTGCATCTCCCATATTTCCACGGGCTTAGCGAACCGCTCCGCCTCACGGGCCTCGTAATCCATCGGGTTCCTGAACAGCATCTGCCGGCCACGATACTCATCCGCTGCCATGGCTCCAGGGGCTTGCTGTTCCAAGAGGCCGATCTTGGATCTATCGAAGTAGGGGTAATCCTCTTGAGCGTCTTCCTTGATGTCGTCTAAGTCCTTCCAGTACCGATGAATACACCAGGACATCTCCTTGATGCTCTTCTTCCCGGGCTGGGGCCAGAAGTCCAGCGGGTCAACGCATTCCCAATCGGGGCCGTTAAAGTGCTCGGCATCGTATTCCCTGACGACGGGGATCTCGAAGCCGGGGGCGACCTGCTCGCGGGTGCGGACTTTGTTCTTCCGAGTGATGTTCTTCCAGCCGTAACGTGCGATGGCGACACCATATAGGTCAGCTTCGAGGAAGAAGTCCACGCCTTTAAGGAGCGAGTCGGCGTCCTTCATCTGGGCCGAGATCAGGATCTCGTTCTTGCGGGCGCGGGCGGCGTCTTCGGGGGAATAGCCGGCGAAGCTGACGATCGGCCAGGCCCCGAGCGAGGTCTGGACCTTGCGGACCACATCCGACTGGATCATCGAGAAGATGAACGGCAGCTGGATGTTGTTGCGGAATTGGGAGAGTCGGCCCTGCCACACCATCCGGTAAGTGCTGTACCAGCTAGGGATGCGGCTATAGAACTTGTGATTGTAGCGGAGCGAGTGCTGGCGGCGGGTGTCCACCAACTCGACGACCCGCTCGTCTGATGGGTACGAGCGGGTGCGAGTGGCTCCCGTGTTCGACTTGCCCGCAGGCACGTGCCGTCCTTGGCTAGTTCGTTAGACGCCCCAGAGATCGACTTGGAACAGCTGGAGGTCCAGCCGATGCGATCCGCCCCCCACGTTGCCGGTGATCGCGTACTGGATATAGGCCGAAGCACCGCTCGCCCCGGAACCGCACTGAAAGTACTCGACTCCCGCCAGACGACCACTCACCACGCCTGAAACACCCATCGAGGTGACGCCGGTACCCAGGATGTTGGCGGTCGCGAGTCCCCCGAACAGGGTGCTCCATGGGGAGGCCGTCGCGGTGACGCCCGCGGAGATCGAGGCGTCGTACCAAGTGAAGAGCGGGGGATAGGTCGTTCCGGCCGCAGAGCCACCGGCCGTACAGATCATCTGCCAGTAGACGCCGTAGAGCGCGGGCTGGTTCGACAGGGTGTTACCCGCCTGGAGGTTGCTCGCCGAAGTGATCACCCGCGTAAAGGGCGATGTGGTGGCGACAACACTCGCAGTCGCGATTCTGGTTGGCATCGGCATGTCGTTCCCTCCTTGGAACGGATGGGCTTGAGGCTCACTCCGTGAGCTTAACCCGTGGATCGACACGAGCCTGTCCGGTTCGGATGGCTTCGTTGATCGCTACGTCAGTCTCGGTGATCAGGCGGCTGCGGTCAAGATTAAGTTGCGCGAGCCGATCCCAGGTCCTTTTTGTCTCGGCGGCGGACACGAGGGCGTACTCCTCCAGGCTCATCCGCTGGTAGCGGTAGACCTGCTCCTGGACGTGCCACAGCTTCAATTCCGTGATGCACAGCTTGTCGATCAGCTCGCCAATGGTCTCCGACATAGAGGAACCCGTGATCCTGATCCATGGTGATCATGTCCCGGTAGCCGAAGGGCCCCAGGTAATCCTGCATCTTCTCGGCCGCGTCCGAATCCGGCCAGCACTCGGCCACGATCACCCGTGGATGCCAGCGGGCGATGTCCAGACCCATCAAGGCGTCGAGTTCCGTCCCCTCGATGTCGATCGACACCAGATCCAGCCTTGGGAATCCAGAAATACACAGGATCTGGTTCAGGGTCAGCACCGGAACCCGGACCTCGCGAGTGGCCTGGACCCGAGCAGCATCCGGCCTGATCGATGAAAAGGCCGAAGGGTTTTCGAGATTGAAGTGGAACTCCCCCCACTCATGGGCGTGAGCATCAACGGCGCAGATCATGAAGTTCTTGCGGGCCGCCCGGAGCATCGGAGAACAGGCGTGCATCGCCTCAACACATAAGATCTCCCACCCCAATACCTCCAGCCCCAGAGTATTGCTGAGCATGATCCCATCGGCAGCACCGATGTCGAATCCCCAACCCTTGTAGCCTGCGGGGAATTGGTGCGCGATCCACTGGTCCTGGCCGGCGCTAGCCATCCGTCAGATTCTCAATCCGCCACGTCACGCCATGGCATGGCTTACAGAGCCAGATGACCGCCAACGGCTTGGAGTAGTCCGGGTGGTGAGCGTCGGGCTTGCACTCGACCCCACACTGAGAACAGCGATCGGGTCGAATGATGTCGCCACGAACCACCGCGGCCCTGATAGCACGCTTCGCAATAAGCTGTTCGGCTGGACGTGTCTCTCCGGCAGATCTCCACCAGCGCCGATTATTGGCGCGCAATCGCTCGGGGCTCAGGAAACGGATCTTGGCCATTCCATTTCTAGCACGTTCACGAACGCGTTCGGGGTGGGCCAGACACCACGCAGCCGTAGCAGCGTTATGACAACTCTTGCACCATGATGCCGGTCTGCCACGAGATTTATAGAATAGCGCCGTATCTTTTTCACATCCACACTTTGGGCAAAGCTTCATGAAGTTGCCGCTAGATCCTTCATTTTTATTTGATCGCGAATCTCTGGCCACATCGCTCTCAGCGCTTTTTCTTCTTCATTCCATTGCCATGGCCCCAGGCCAGACCAGATGACCCTAGGCGCTTCCCCAATCGGGTCATGGACCCTAATAGCCGGAACTCCAATGACCCCCGCAAGTGCAACCCCGCACGATCCAGGGCCGATAACAAGGCGACTGCCTGCGATAAGTCGAGCCAGCTCGTAGAAATCTCCACCGTCCTCGAAGTCGCCCCAGACACACTCTGGGCCACAGGTCCCTCCCGGGTAAAGTTCCTTGGCCCGCGAGCGCTCCTCCGCCCTGCCAATGAAGACGATCTCGTCATACATCTCCTCCAAGTCGGCCTTGATGTCGCGGAGGAAGCGCCACATCTTTGGGGTGCCCGATTGGTGCGTAGCGAATGTGGCGTGGATCACGACTCGGTTCGCGACGAGCGGGTCGGGGATCAAGATGCTGGGCTGGCCCAGCTCCTTCGTGTCGATATGGACCGGGACATCGAGTGCCGTCTGGAGCGTGATCTGCCGCTCGGGGAATTGTCGGAACCCCAAGTGGTAGACGATGTGGTCCAACGTATCTTCCGTCCTCAGGTCGAAATGCCAAGGCTGGCCGCCACAGTGGTAGCTGGTGATGCCCGGCTTGAACTCGACGTGGTCCACACAGTCCTGCGAGGCGAACAGCCGTTCCAGTGGCTTCAGCTCGGTCTCATCGAGCCACAGCACAAACTTCTTGCCCGTCTGCCTGCTCCACTGGCGGGCCACGGGCCACTGGAGGATGGCATCTCCTTTTTTCCCTGGCATGCTAAATACTGTTGCCACTTCAGCTTACCTTTCTTCGTGTAAACGCTTCTCGATCACGCGGGCTTGTCCTCGTCGTTCGCGGTACCGATCTCGCCAACAACCGCGCTCTCGATGTAGGTGACAAGACCGCTCTCGAACTCGATCGTATAGAATGAGGTGCCTTCATCTGGGGGATCGAGCAAGGCAACATCACCGATCGCGAACGTCCTGTCCTTGTCGTTCCGGTAGCGGATCAGAACCCTCACGGCGTGGTCTTAGGCGGCTCAGAGACGGGAACGTCAGCTCGCTTCAGCTGGCGCAGGGTCTTCCTGAGGCTTGCTGCGGCGACATCCAGCTTGACCAGCGTATCCTCGACGCGAGCGATCACTTCCTCATACTGTACGGCGAACGACTTCGTGGAAACTCGACCTCCTGCCATGATGCCTCCCTTAGAGTACGCATTCAATATTAGGCAACGGCAACCACAGCCGCGTCCCTGCGGCTCTCAGTTCGGCCTCCCTGGCAACGAACTCGTTCCGGAATGCCCACGGGAAAATCAGTAAGTTCTTCGGGCTCGCCTTCCGCATCGTAGCCTCATCCAGCACCGGGCACCAGCTACCGGCAGCGAACGTACCCCACTTGGCGGGGTTCCGATCCGCAATGGCCACGACCCGATCCGCGAATCCGCCATACTGGAGCATCACCGCACCCTTGGTCGAGGCGCCATAGCCCCACAGTTCGTGGCCGCGGATCGAGGGCATGTCCAACAGCTCACTCATCAGTTCCTTCCACCGAACCGCCCGACTTGCAAAGGCGACCACCTCCTCCTCGTGAATCTCGGCAACACCCAGCAACGGCGAGGTGCCGCTTCCTCTCGCCTTCGCCGCCGCAACCCTGACGCTGCCCCCATTGATGTCGTTGTACTTGATGCTGATCATGTGGAGTCCATGGCGGGAGTAGAGGTCATTGAGCGCCGTCACGCTCCAATAGGTCAGGTGCTCGTGGCAGATCCCATCCCAGGCGTTGTTCTTCAAGATCGTGGGGGCGTCGTTCAGCTGGTTGATCCACACCCCCTGAGGCGCCAGGCATTTCGCGATATCTCCCACGAACCGGTCCGGATCGTCCACATCGTAGAAACAGGCACAGCTGGTGATACAGTCATAGGTATCGGCCATCTCCAGCAGCGGCTCGGCCTGGAAGTAATCGGCGAGGATCTTGTCCGCATGCTCCTCCAGGAGCGAGTGCATGTTCAGGGCCGGTTCGCAGGCCACCTTAGTAAAGCGCCCGCCGACGCGGGAAAGCAAGTAACCGTCGTTAGCTCCAATATCGAGCCACACGCCTTCCTTGACGTAACGGCAACCGTCCATCACGACATCGGCGAGCGCGTCTCTCATCGTCTGGTTGATGCTGGAGCGATACCAGTAGTCGCGGAAGCAGAGATCAGGGGCTACCGTGTGCTTAAGCTGGAGCAGGCCACATCGGGGACAGCGCATCAGATCGAGCGGAGCGCGGGGGAGGTTCATATCAATCACGCGCACGAAGTTGGCTAAAAACTGCACACCCAGGCTTAAGACATCGATGAGGCCGGTTGCGGAGCAGGCACGACATGTTTTGCGCTCAGTGTAAACGGCCGTCTTGGCCTCGACGTGCATCCTTGCTCCTACTTACCGGGGTTTCGCTTCAGGCTCCCAATCATCTGGTGGCATCGAAAGCGGCTTGAGCCTTTCGCTAGATGTCCATGCGGCTTCACCGTTCTGCGTCCGCTCCGAGACAATCCATTCGTCGTGGCGCCACGGAGCCTCCCGCGCCCACGTCATGAGGCGAATAACTTCGCGGGCACGCCAGAACCATTCGTCGGCGGGCCGCGATGTTAGGTTGGCACATGTCAAACACCAATGCCATCGCCGGCGTAGGTGGTAGGCCAGCTGCTGCTCCAATGGTGTAAGGGTCTGGGGTTCTTGGTCAGTCATTTAATCGGTGGCCTCGCGACCTCTAAGTCCCAATCCTTATTGCGAAACAGATCGGTGTCGAG